ATATTATTAATTGTAGACCCCCTAATAATAGAAAACCCTCTAGGAGAGAAATGAAGTTTTGTTATTCAAGACTGTCAAAAACAATTGATTTACTTAAACCAGACTTCATTTGGTTAATGGGAGGTTCTGCATTAGAAGGATTTTTCATTGATAATATATCTGATCTTAATATTTTAGCCTATAGAAAAAGATGTATTCCATATCCAAAATACAATTGTTGGGTCATACCTCTATTTCACCCCTCCTTTATTCTTAGACAAGGTAATAAAGAAGCGAAAGATTTCTTCACCAGAGATTTGAAATGGGCCTTATCTTGTTTGAGTTTAACAAAACCTGTAGAATTTAACCCTACAAAATTTGTAAAAGTTTTAACAAATATTGATGATGTCAAAAATATTTTAAAGAAGATCAAAGAAAACAAACTTGTTGCTTTCGATTATGAGACTTCTTCTCTGAATCCTTATAAAAATAACCAAAAGATTTGGTCAATAGGAGTGGCCTGTTCTTCAGAAGAAGCATTCTCCTTTGGATTTGATCATCCTGAAGTTGTAGAAATTCAGAGGATGATTATTAGTAGGTTGTGGTCAGAAATTCTTATTGATCCAGAAGTAAAGAAAATTGCCCAAAACTTAAAGTTTGAAGATAAATGGAGTAGGCAGATTTTTAAAGTTGTCCCTCAAGGGTGGTTATCAGATACCATGACTTCCCAACATATACTTGACGATAGAAGGGGTACCACAGGCTTGAAATTTCAATCTTTTGTTAGATGGGGTGTTCAGGATTACACCGATTCTATCAACAAATTCATTAGTTCTGGTTCAGATAATAGTAACAAACTTGATCAAGTGTCTATAAAAGATCTTTGTATATACAATGGATCAGACGCACTTCTTACTTTTAAACTATATGAAGAGCAAAAGAAAGAGTTTCAAAGACTTCCCGGTTTGAGAAAAGCAGATGCATTGTTTTTTGAAGGAATATTAGCATTCTGTGATGTTGAAGAAGAAGGAATTAGGGTTGATACTTCCTATTTCTCAAAAGAGGAAAAAGCACTTACTAAACAAATAGAAAAACTAACATCTGAACTTAGTAACAGTAAGGAAGCAAAATTATATCAAGAAAAAACAGGTAGAATATTGTCTTTGAATTCTTCTAAAGATTTAAGAGAACTATTTTATAAAATTCTTGGTTGTTCTTCTCCAAAAACCACAAATTCAGGGGTTGAATCTGTAGACTTTGCATCTCTAACTCAGTTAAAATCTCCTTTTGCTACCACCCTTATTAAGTTAAGAAAACTTCTAAAAATTAGAGATACTTATCTAGGACAATTTAAAAGGGAAGAAAATAATGGGAAAATTCATCCCTCTTTTAATCTTCATATTGCAGAGAGTTACAGATCCAGTTCCCAAAACCCCAACTTCCAAAACATCCCTACCCGAGATGAGGATGCTAAAAGAACAATACGAAGAGGAATCTTACCTTCACCTGGAAACAAACTGGCAGAAGTTGACTACAGTTCTATTGAAGTAAGACTTGCTGCTGTATATACCCATGATCCAAAACTGATTGAATATATTCACGACCCTTCTACTGATATGCATAGAGATCAAGCATGTGATTTATTCAAACTGAGGAACAACCAGGTTAGTAAAGACATAAGATTCTATGCCAAGAATGGTTTTGTTTTTCCACAATTCTATGGTAGCACATATCAAGCCTGTTCTGCTAATCTCTGGAATGAAGTAAAGAACTTAAAAACTGTTCAAGGAACTAATCTTCTTGAACATTTGCAAAAGAAACAAATAACAAATTATTACAAATTTCAAGATCATGTTCAATCAGTTTCGGAAGCTTTTTGGAAAAAATTCTATGTTTTTAAAGAGTGGCAGGAGGATATAGTAGAATTCTACAATCGTAAGGGGTATGTAGAAATGATTTTTGGCCACAGAAGAGGTGGATTTTTATCCAAAAATCAAATAATAAACTCTCCAATTCAAGGAGGTGCTTTTCACTGCTTGTTATGGAGTCTAATTGAGATTAACAAGTTAAGAAAAAAGGAGAACTGGAAAACAAAATTGATTGGACAAATCCATGACAGTATTGTGTTTGATTTATACCCTTCTGAAGAGGAACATATAATCACCACCGTAAAAAGAATTATGTGTGAGGATCTGAGAAAAGCTGTTCCAGAGATTATTGTTCCTCTTGAGGTAGAAACAGACATAACTCCAATAGATGGAAGTTGGTACACTAAAACAAAAAGAGAGGATTAACTAAATGAACGACCTTACAAATTATCCCCTAAGTATTAAATATAGACCAAACACCTTAGAAGAAATTGTAGGAAATGATTCTATAATAGAATCCCTCGAATCCTGTTTACAGAGACCTTACGGTATTCCCCATACGTTTCTATTTCAAGGACCTAGTGGTTGTGGAAAAACTACTTTGGCAAGAATAGTAGCAAACAGATTAGGGGGTTCTCCAGAAGACATCAGAGAATACAACATAAGTAAAATGCGAGGAATTGACACTGCTAGAGAAATTATAGATTCTTGTAAGTATGCGCCTTTAAGAGGAAATATAAAAATATTCATTTTAAATGAAGCTCACAAAGCCACAAATGAGTTTCAAAATGCTATGCTGGAGATTTTGGAAGAACCCCCAAAACATGTATATTTTATTCTTGTAACCACTGACCCTGAAAAACTTTTGAAAACAATAAAAACTCGTTGTACAACTTTTCAAGTTAGCTCATTACAGAGAGCAAAAATTATAAAAATTCTTAAAAGAGTTTGTCAACAGGAAAAGATAGAAATGGCTCCCACAATTCTTCAAAAAATCTCTGAATATTGTGATGGAAGCCCTAGACAAGCTTTAGTGATGTTAGATCAAGTAATTGATATAGAGAATGAAGAGGATGCTTTACAAGTTATTTTGGATAATACAATCAATGAGGTTTCTCTTTTGGAGTTATGTCAATTACTTTTGAAACCATCTGTGCCTTGGAAAACAATAGCAGATATGTTAAAAAAGATTGATGATGAGCCTGAGAAAATAAGATATGCTGTTTTATCTTACATGTCTAAAGTTTTATTGGATAGTTCTTCTGACCGAGCAGCTAATATCATTGATTTGTTTTCAGATTCTTGGATGTATTCAGGGAAAGCAGGTATGATAAATACTTGTTACTTAGTTACTAAAATTGTTTAAAGTAAATTATAATTAGAATGAAGAAGAAAATTACTGTATAAAAGGAGAGAAATATGGGTTACAGAGAAGATATAGTTATTGATAAGTATAATTTAGATAGGGAATGGATGAACCAACCTGTTCTATTTTTGAATTGGGCAGAGAAAGAAGTGGAAGCTCAATTTGAAAGAGACAAAGCAAAAGAAAGACTTGATCTTATTAAAGCAGAATTGGATTTGCAAATAAGAACCAGTCCTTCATCTTATGGGATTGATAAGATTACAGAAAGCTCAATACAAAATACTATCCTTCGACAAAAAGTCTATACAGAAGCAAGTGAATCTCTTCTACTTGCAAACAAGAATGCAAAAATCCTCAATGCTGCCAGAGAAGCATTTGAACATAGAAAGAAAGCATTAGAAAAAATTACAGATCTTTATATTTCTGGATATTGGGCTGATCCAAAAATCAAGCAAGAAGCAAAAGACTTAGTTGATTCTAACGATAGAGAAAACCATTTAGATTTTCTCAGAAAGAATCCTAGA